GAGCGAGACCGTAAAGCGCTACACGGACTACTGGGATTGGAATGCGCCCGACGGGCTCAGCTCTAAGGATCTCAAGGACATACAGTCTGCCATAGAGGGGCTCGAAGTTATGCCCTCCATGCGCTGCCTGATGACTGCAGGCCCAGCCCTGACGCGTGACAATGTAGCTGGCTTTAACTGTGCATACCTACCGATAGATAACGTGCGCGCATTCGATGAGACCATGTACATCTTAATGTGTGGCACTGGCGTAGGATTCAGCGTAGAGCAGTCTGCAGTGGACAAGTTACCCATGGTAGCCGAGGAACACCACCTGACAGGCTCTGTAATCGTCGTGGCTGACTCTAAGATCGGATGGGCTACTAGCCTTAAGGAATTGTTAGCGGCCCTGTACGCGGGTTCTGTGCCCTCGTGGGACGTGTCCAAGGTTAGGCCACCTGGAGCGCGCCTGAAAACTTTCGGCGGCAGAGCCTCTGGACCCCAGCCCCTTGTGGATCTATTTGAGTACGCAGTGGCGACCTTCAGGAAAGCTGCAGGCCGCAGACTTACGGCCCTTGAGTGCCATGACCTAGTGTGCAAGATCGCTGAGGTTATCGTAGTCGGAGGTGTCCGTAGGTCAGCACTAATAAGCCTAAGCGACCCTAATAGCTTCGAGTTACGAGGTGCTAAGACAGGCCTGTGGTGGCTAGAAGAAGGCCAACGGGCTCTAGCCAACAACTCAGCAGCCTATACGCATAAGCCAACCTTTGAGTTCTTTCTCAGTGAGATGAAAGCTATCCACGAGAGCAAGAGCGGTGAACGCGGCATGTTCTCTAGGTTAGCCTGCGAGGCTATAGTTGCTAAGAACGGTAGACGTGAAACAGGACACGCTTGGGGTACTAACCCCTGCAGCGAGATAATCCTGCGCCCTAATCAGTTCTGCAACCTGACTGAAGTAGTGATACGCCCCACGGACACCATAATGGACCTCACGCATAAAGTGCGCGTAGCAGCCATAATGGGAACTTTGCAGGCAACGCTCACGAACTTCCGCTATCTCCGTAAAGTGTGGAGTGACAACACGGCTGAGGAGGCTCTACTGGGGCTCTCACTGACCGGCATAATGGACCACCCCATACTCTCTAAGACCACTGACAGGTCTGCAGCGTGGCTGGAGGAGCTTCGTACCGTGGCTATATGCGTCAACCGTGAGTATGCGGAACGTCTAGGCATCAAACCGGCAGCAGCAATAACCTGTGTGAAGCCTAGTGGCACCGTGAGCCAGCTAGTGAATAGCGCCAGCGGGATCCACCCACGCTTTGCCCCATACTATATAAGAACTGTCCGAGCGGATAAGAACGACCCGCTGGCTCAGTATATGGAGCAGGCAGGGTTCCCATGTGAGACTGACGTTACGAAGGACAGTACGCTTGTCTTCTCGTTTCCCGTTAAGGCTCCCAAGGGTAAAACCGTGAAGGATGTAGGTGCCCTAGAGCAGTTGAAACTCTGGAAGCACTACCAGCAGCACTGGTGCGAGCATAAGCCGTCTATCACCGTCTACTACACGGACGACGAGTTCTTTCATGTGTGCGCTTGGATGTGGGATAACTTTGACCTGTTAAGCGGCATTAGCCTACTACCAGTGTCAGAGCATACTTACGCTCAGGCACCCTACCAAGAAATAACGCATAAAACTTTTGAGGCAGCTGTTAAGGCCTTACCATCGTTTAACGTAGCTGACTTGGAAGCATTCGAGAGTGAAGACCAGACCATAGGTAGCCAAGAGCTAGCGTGTGCTGGAGGATCTTGCGAGCTTCCATAACGAGGATTATTATGAAGACGATTATAGTAGCAGTATCCTTTGCAGTCCTAGCAGGCTGTGGAGGCGGCGGTGGTGGTGCATTCGAGCCACGGACCGTAGTTGATATACCCCCAGTGGTCGTAGAGCCACCAGTTGTTGTGCCTCCAGTGGTCGTAGTACCTCCTGTAGTGCCTCCTGTGGTAATTCCCGTGGAGCCAGTACAGATGGGTAAGCCCACTGAGTGTCCCACTGTAGCGAGCGATACGGGCCTCCCAGAGTTCCCCTATATCACCTGTGACGGTGTGCCCACGAGTGGCCCCCAGAGCTACCCCTATGACCCTGAAAGCACAGAGATTGCATTGATCGACGTGTTGGCAGTGGTAGATACCAAGGTAGAGCTGAAAGGCCTGACTGTTGAGGAGTTCGTTAAGAAGCAGTTTGATTTTGCTAATGAGATCTATGCTGAGTCTGGCGTATACATCATCCTGCAGGTGGCGGGGATCCACATGGTAGACGTTGCAGCTGGTGATCTATTACGCCAGTACAACTACTTCACTGGAGCCCGTGGTGAGTTCAGGGACTTGGAAGATGTGGAGAACGCTAACGACGCTGACTTCTCATTCTTGTTCAAGGCTAGGGCAGATGATCCGTGGGCCTGCGGTGTAGCCTCACTGGCTACTGACCGGTCAGATCCTGAGAAGCGCAGAGGTGTATCCCAGTGTCACGTTGGTGAGGAGTTCAACACCACTGAGACCACGAGGTACTACGAGCGCGCCAGCATCACGTTCATCCACGAGATGGGCCACCTGTTTGGTATGGAGCATAACATCGAGAGTGCAACCCTGACGCCCCTGTTCCCGTTCTCTTATGGCTACCTGCTGCCAGAGTACGAAGATGATAAGACAGATGAGTGGAATGGTTACGGCTCAATAATGAGCTACTCTGACAAGCCCACACACAAGGTGTCTGACCCTGACGCTACCTTCGAGATCCCAGAGCTGGGCATCGTGGTTCCTATGGGCAACGAAGAAGCTGATGGCGTTAACCACCTCAACCGAGTGCGGTACTACATGAGCCAACTCAACTAGGAGAATACAATGACTTTTGAAGAAGGCGATAGAGTGGAAGCGTATGATGTTAGACGCGGCGGCTGGTATGGCGCAGAAGTCATTGATGTACTCAGTGTTATGTACTACGTGCATTTTGACTGTGGCAGGCGTGACTTTATATTCAGAGACAAGAAAGGTATTCGGAGTACGAATATGTTCCAAATACATAAGTCAACGGATCATGGAAAGACTTGGGAATTTGATACTGAGCATTCGACAAGAAGTAAAGCAGAAGAACTTATTAAGCAGCGTATGAAGGCAGTTTCAATAGGAAAGAAGTATAAGATAGTTGATAGATGAACCCAGAGGAGTAACACCATGACGCTAATGGCAGATATTCAGAGGACCGCCCTTGAGATCCGCAGGGCTAACCCAGAGCGCAGTATCGAGCTGATAGCGGAATGGATGGTTGATATATACGCACCGGCTAATGAGCATAGCAGGTACGTGTCACGGAACTTTGTACGGGCAACCACCCGCAACACACTGAGGAGAGATTACGATGAGCTATAGCAAACTGTATGAACTGAAGAAGACCTCGCATGGTTACACTGTGATGTGGGGTGTCGATGTGCTTCACCATGTGGCTAAGACAGGCAGCGATGAGGAAGACTTCAAGCTGGCTTGGAACTTCATGCTGCAACACTCCGTGGACCGTAAGTTCAATGACTTGGATGACGTTATGTTATCACTGGGGGACCTATGAAGACTAAAACTGAGTACGAGAGGTTATACGCACAGATAGATGATCAGGCAGAGCAGATCATACGGCTAATGCGTGAGGTCTCAGCGCGTAGGCAGGAGCGGGACACTGCAGAGAAACAACTAGACAAGATACGAAAGGCATTAACCTAAGGAGTACAGTATGGATTTTCTAGGAAGCAACAAATCGAGCAAGAGTAAGATAGACAAGGCCCTTGAGGATGCTCAGAATCCCAAGAAGAAGAAGCCTAAGCCAAAGCCCAAAAAGAGGGACCCTCTGACCCCGCCACCTTCACTCAACAAGTAGGAGCCTACTATGGCCTGTATAGCACATGAACCATGCCCCAAGTGTGGCAGTAAGGACAACCTTGCACGTTACGCGGACGGCGGCGCTCACTGCTTTACAGGCACCTGCAAACACTGGGAGCCTGCAGATGCAGACTACGTAGTACCACCTGGAGGCGAAGGGAACGCCACTAAGAAAGCTAAACTACCCAACCTAGGGGACTATCTGCCCCTTAACGCCCGTGGGATCAGCGCTGAGACCTGCAAGAAAATGAGGTACAGCATTGGCACCTACTTTGTTAAGAACATTGAGAATGGAAACTGGACGCCAAGAACGGCTCAGCTAGTACACGTTACGGACCAAGACGGAGTTCCTGTTGCATCCAAGGTTAGGATGGCTAACAAAGACTTCCGGTACGTTGGTGATACGAAGAACGCTGGGCTTATATTCCAAAATATATGGCCTGCAGGCGGCCTTAAGCTGGTCATCTGTGAGGGTGAAATTGACGCCCTCTCAGTGAGCCAGATCCAAGGTAATAAGTACCCAGTGGTCTCCCTGCCTAACGGCGTGGACTCAGCCATGGATGTGTGTGGTCGCTCTCGTGACTACATCAATAGCTTTAAGGAAGTTATCCTTATGCTAGATCAAGATGAGGCTGGTGCTGCATGTGCCCGTGAACTCACTACCCTGTTCCCCAACGCTAAGATCGCTAGTCTTCCTCTTAAGGACCCTAACGACATGCTATTGGCTGGACGCGGTAAGGAGATCATCTCGGCAATCTTCAATGCACAGCCTTGGAGCCCCGATGGGATCATTAAGCTAAGCAGTCTGAAAGAGGCTATGTCTAAGCCTGTAGAGTGGGGGCTTCCATGGGGAATGCCTCAGCTGAACGCTCTGACCTACGGACGGCGCGCTGGTGAGCTTTACTTCATCGGGGCTGGCACTGGGATCGGTAAGACCGACTGGTGCTTACAGCAGATCGTAGAGGACGCTAAGCTAGGTGAGAAGACTGCGTTGTTCCTATTGGAGCAGCCGGTAGTCGAGACTGGTAAGCGCCTAGCCGGTAAGCTGGTGGGTAAGATGTTTCACCTTCCACCTGACGCTGGTAACTACACCCAAGACGACCTTAACTCTGCAGTAGACGACCTGATTAACCTGTATGACGTAGACCTGTACGACCACTTCGGTGGGAAGGACTGGGAAGCCATATCGGATAACATCAGATGGTTATCTACTAAGGGCGTTAAGCACTTCTGGGTAGATCACATAACAGCACTTGTAGCTCACGCTGAAGACGAGCGGCGAGCCATTGAAGCCATGACCGAAGAAATGAGCAGCCTCTGTCAAGAGTGCGGTATCAACCTCTACGTGGTCAGTCACCTTGCAACCCCAGAGGGTAAACCTCACGAAGAAGGTGGGCGCGTAATGGCACGGCATTTCAAGGGCTCCCGCTCTATAGCTCAGTGGGGACACTACATGATAGGATTCGAGCGGAACACACAGGCTGAGGACGCCTTCGTGAAGACCGTTACGACTCTGAGGGTAGTCAAGGACAGATACACCGGTCAGGCAACTGGCTCTACTATCTTACTAGGCTATGACTCAGACAGGGGGCTGCAGTATGAACTGTCAGCTGAGGAGATCGCTAAGTACCATGGGGATAGCACTGATGCTGTCTCATACGGAGGTGAGTTCTAATGTATGTAATTCAATATGACAGGGAAGGTAGTCCTAAGAAGTCTGACCTATCCTTTGCTACGCGCGAAAGCGCTATGAAGGCGTGGGATAAGTTCTGCGATAAGGCTATAGGCGGCGACGTGTTGACCCTTAAGCATCCTAAGGGCTCCGTAATCTCGCGGTACGCACCCGCTAAGGATGAAGACCGTGGTGTGGCGTAAGACAGCCCTCGTGCTTCTCATAGCGACCCTAGGGGCCTGTGGCACACTACCGAAGCTATCGTTGACGCCTATAAGCGCTGACGCTAACTTTGGGGGTCAACATGAGACAGCAACAGACGAGGATAATGTAGTTAAGGTCCAGACAGGTGACAGCAGTAACGTAAGGTACGACACTGACACCGTGGAGCAAGTCTACAACGATATTCAAGAGTACCCTACGTGGTTGGTGCTGGCATTTGCATTCGCAGTTGGAATGGCCCTGCCGTCACCTATATCCGCATGGGGATCATACAGACGCCGTAAGCTGCTTGAGAGACAAGTAGAGATGCTTACCAAGGCCCTGTCTAAGAGTACCCCGCACTATCAATCTAATATGGAGAAGACATGATGTTATTTTTAGCAGTAGGTATATTTGTACACTTTTTCGCGCCCCAGTACGTAATTTACGTGGCTATGACGTGGGCATCCATTTACCTGTTCACGATAACGTATGCAGCGTTGGGAGGAAAACTTGACTAAGGCTGACCACAGACGGGCGCTTGTGGAGGATCACAACAGGGACTATGAGGAGGTGTCAGACTCAGACATGCTACTCATACGGACTGAGGTTGTAGAGATCCTCCACAGGGAGTATGACGAGTACATACAGGCCATGAATGAGATCTACACGGATTTTACCACTATGGAGAAGTGGAGCAAGGCCAGAAAGGCAATACACACTAGAGTTACACGTTCGCTGAACTTACGGTCTAAGTACCGGAGTGACGGCTCATTGAGGAGTTAAGGAAATGCTAATATTCGATCTTGAAACAGACGGTCTCTTAGAAACCGTTGAGTTCATCCACTGCGTCCACATAATGGACACAGAGGGCACTAATGGCGTAGAGCGCTACAACGACCACGGCTACAAGTGCGCGGGCACTGTGGCTGAGGGCGTAGCTCGCTTGGGCGCTGCAGATCGGGTATTAGCCCACAATGGGATAGGATACGATTATCAGGTGTTAGACAAGCTATACCCCTCATGGAAAAATGGGGAAAAACCGAAATTGGAAGATTCAGTCGTAATGAGTTCTGTAATTTTTCCTGACCTCAAAGAGAAAGACTTCATGGCACGGAAAGCTGGTGGCTGGAAGATTTTAGGCAAATGGTCTCCCTGTCCTGAGAAGATGGGCGGTATCATCGGTAGCCACAGCCTGAAGGCTTGGGGTATCCGTTTGGGTGAGTTTAAGGATGACTATGACCCCCGCACCGAGACCGGCCTAGATCTGTCAGTCTCAATGGCGTGGAAGCTGGTAGGCTGGACTGAGCGCATGGATGACTACTGTGTGCAGGATGTACTGGTCACTGCAGCTCTTGTGAGCCTCTTAGAGAGCAAGAACTACAGCCCCCAGTGCCTAGACCTTGAGCATAACTTCGCGCGTATCATGGCCCGTCAGGAGCGCCGTGGGTTCACCTTAGACGTGGAAGCAGGTCGCAAGCTAGAGCAAGTGCTGCTAGAGCGTCAGGCAGAGCTAGAAGATGAGCTACAGGCACAGTTCCCGCGTTGGTGGGAGGCTGACAGCACTGGAGCAATCCCGGAGGCCGCCCAGCGCTTACCTAAGGTCAAGAATGGCCCTCGGAATGAGACTGCAGGCGCTGCCTTCACTAAGGTCCGCTGCTGCACGTTCAATGCTGGCTCTACCGCACAGATAGCCTCAAGGTTGATGGCGCTGTACGGCTGGGTCCCTGAGGTAGTCTCTGCGACCGGTGAACCCTCATGTACTGATGAGATCCTCGCTACGCTAAGCTACCCACCTATCGCTGCACTGCGGGAGTACCTCGTGATTGCTAAGCGCTTAGGCCAACTGTCCCACGGGACCCAAGCCATTCTGAGAAAGGTGAAAGATGATGGACGTGTTCATGGACGTGTTAAGACAAATGGTGCCTCTACTGGGCGGTGTACTCACAGCAACCCGAATGTTGCCAACACACCTTCTGTGGCTGCTGCATACGGTGCTGCATTTCGTGGGCTTTATACTGCTGCTGATGGCTTTCGGCTCGTTGGCGCTGATGCTAGTGGTCTGGAACTTAGGTGCCTTGGGCATTACATGGCTCACTATGATAATGGATCGTATAGCAGAGAAGTTATAGGTGGTGACGTTCACTGGCTCAACCTTCAGGCTATCGGTATCGCCAAGGGACCCATGGACAAGAGCAACCCGCACCACAAGCAGGCTAGAGCCCTCGGTAAGACGTGGACGTATGGTTACCTGTACGGTGCTGGTGAGTCTCTGTCTGGTGTTCACTTCGGTGCAGCCCTCGCGGCCTATGAAGGTAGGGATAACCCCTCACCAAAACACGGCAGAAAATCGAGAGCGGCCTTTAAGAAGAACCTCCCTGCCCTAAAGACCCTAGAGGACAACGTGAAAGCGAAAGCTAAAGCGGCTAAGGTCATTAAGGGATTAGACGGAAGGCTTGTGCCTATACGTAGCGAACACTCAGCACTCAATGCTCTACTGCAGTCAGCAGGGGCTGTCATTATGAAGCAGGCACTGGTCTGTTTGGATGATAACCTTGCTGCGCGTGGCCTGCAGCCTGGTGTGGACTACGAGTTCGTAGCGAATGTTCACGACGAGTGGCAAGTTGAAGTGAGAGATGGAGACCTACCGCAGTTGGTAGCTGATGAATCCTTGAAGGCCTTTAATCAGGCTGGGGAGATACTTAAACTAAGGGTGGCTATAGATGGAGAAGCTAAGATCGGAAGAACGTGGGCCGATACCCACTAAGCCGTGTAGCAAGTGCAAGGCGGTTAAGGCTGTCACTGAGTTCCATAAGAATACTAGGGAGAGTAGCGGCCTAAGGTCCGACTGCAAGGAATGCAGGAAGCCAGTCCTCAAGTCGTACAGGGACTCCTTCAAGGACCGAGACAGGAAAGCGGCCTTCAAGCTAAGGTATGGCATCACTATGGATCAGTGGAATCAGATGTTTATTGATCAGTGCGGACGGTGCGTGATCTGTGAGGTAGACCTACCCCCTATGGGGCGGGGTGTTCACACGGATCACTGTCACAACGATGGCACCGTCCGTGGGATACTCTGCCGTGACTGCAACCCAGCCCTTGGAGCCTTCAAGGACAACCCTAACCTACTTCGCAAAGCAGCGGAGTACATAGAAGATCATACGGAGAAGCAACATGGACAGACTTATGTGGATAGCAATACTACTCTTATCCGCCGCCGCTTTGTTGGAAGCTGGCAGAGCTTCTTCACACGAGGCAGTAGTGATTGACGTAGAGAATGGCAACGGTGTACTGGCTCAGATCTGTACAACCTATGCCTACACCAAGTATCCCAATGACCCCGAGAAGGCTCAGTTAGAAGCGCAGGCTTGCTACGACTGGGCAGCTGGGGAAATGTATCCTAAGGAGTATGTACATGGGCACTCATAAGAAGGTTCAAGTAGTGACGGAATGCCTCGTGTGTTCCGTGGTGACAGCGATAATCTTCGTGTCACTGGTAACAATAATCGTTAGCTTAGGAGCTGTATGATGCAGAACATTAGACTGGACTATTACGCAGCGCGCCTTTGTATGGCAGCTGCAGATGACCAACCCATTGAGCGCCTAGGGAACCTGATGGATAACCACATCGAGTCCGTAGACATGGAAGGCGTCAGGGTCTACGTGGGAGACACACCGAGCCACAACGTGGCCGTCTTCCAGATGACACAGGACTTAGGTAAGGTTACCTTTCAGCAGATCCTGCAGTCCGTTAAGGACGCCCCTGTGGAGAGCAAGTTCAACCCGTACCAGATAGCTGAAGACCTGATGGACAAGTGGACCTACGTGAGCCCCGCGGCATTCTCTGCGGTCAACACCATCCACTACACGCAGGCACAGGATGACGGTAAGTCTAAGCCGTGGATGTTCTGCGGCCATGGCACTGGGGGCCAGCTGGCTCAGCTAGCAGCTGCTTCATTCATGCCTGCCACACTGATCACCTTTGGGTCTCCCAATGCTGGTGGTGATCTGCTGCTGGAGCAGGTGGATGATGCCTGCATGTGGACCCGATGGGAAGTAGTAGGTGACTGGTCAGCTAAGCTACCGTTGCGCCTATGGAATACCAAGGGTGGATGCAGCCGGTACATAACTGAAGGTGGTGAACTTGAGCTTAAGCCTCAGTCTACTTTCTTCCGCCCGCAGGACTGGTTCCAGCGCGCACCCATGTGTCTCTATCACGATTGGATAGAAGAAGCCTTAGTAACTTAGGAGTACATAGTATGAGAACAGCACTAATAGATGCAGACATAGTAGCCTTTCAGGCTGCCGCTCGCCATGAGACTTGGACGGATTTTGGACGCACTGTTGGTGATCTGTCCGAGGCGCAGGCTGATGTGGATGAGATGATAGATAAGCTAATGGCAATGACAGGTAGCACTAGGTCTATACTGGCACTGACCTGCAAGCAGAAGAACTTCCGCAAGGATATACTTCCTACTTACAAGGGCAACCGAGCCGGTACAGTAGACCGTAGACCTGAGATGCTTCAGTCCATGAAGGACTACATGGCGCTCAACTATCACACGGACGTGCGCCTAGGCCTAGAGGGTGACGACGTGCTGGGTATCCTGCAGGGTAACCACATGGACACCATCATCATCAGTGAGGACAAGGACCTGAGGACCATAGCTGGTTCCCTGTACGCTCCCCACAGACCAGAGGTAGGTGAGATAGAGATCACTAAGCTACAGGCTGACCAGTTTCTATGCTTCCAGACCATCGTTGGTGACTCCACGGATGGATACAAGGGCGCAGCAGGCGTTGGACCTAAGAGCCTGTTCGCACAGGAAGTCTTGGTAGCTGATGCAGATGAGCTATGGGACCTAGTGTTGGAAGCCTATGGGAGCATAGGAGAGGGCGAAGACGAGGCGTTAGTGCAGGCACGTTGTGCGCGCATACTGACAGCTGACCACTACAACGAGCGCACAGGTGAAGTGATCCTGTGGACACCGGAGGATATGCTATGAGTTTAAATGACCCAACCCCTGATGAGTGGGACTCAGTGCGAGCAATGATCAATGCTAAGGTGCCTGACCCTGAGTGGACCAGAGCTAGCCGCAGCCAGCAGGCACCGGTAGGTAGCCGTGAGTGGTATCAGGATAGGTCCCCGTTCAAGGAGGGCTTCTACAAGGGTGGTCGCAAGGTTGCTAAGTTCGATGGCAGCGGGAACCCTAAGGCTCGTGTGGGCTCCTTAAAGGCCCCTCTCCACCTCGTTCCGCCAGCCCTTAGCATTGGGGTGGCTTACGCTTTAAAGGACGGAGCGGCCAAGTACGGAGCTTACAACTGGCGTGAGGAGCCTATCAATGTATCTACATACGTTGGTGCTATCCTGCGTCACCTGTACGCTTACCAAGATGGTGAGGATGTAGCTGAAGACTCTGGCGTATGCCACTTGGCTCACGTAGCAGCCTGCTGTGCCCTGCTGATGGATAGCAAGGCCCAAGGGTCCCTAGTTGATGATAGACACAACGGCCCTGCCGCTGGTGTACTTAAGGAGATGTTATGAGCGGCATGAACCCCACACCGGACAACTACTTCGAGCCAGACCTTAGCTCCATCGTCCCACAGCAGGAGCATATAGTTAATATGTTCCCTGAGATGCAGTATTGGACTCACCCCGATGACGTTAAGCACAAGGACAAGCCTGACAAGATCCTACCTCCCGCAGTGTGCGAGAACGGACAGCACACAGGCAACCCCCACTGCCCCGTGATAGAGACACCTGACGTAAGCGCAGTTCCCCTGCCCGCGGCCATGTGGCTGTTTGCGTCAGCACTGATCGCTTTAGTATGCGTAAGGAGAAGGAAATGAAGCTGCCTGATACAGACATATCCCCACTGATGTGGATTGAGTTAGACGATGGTATAGGTGCTATACATAGTGCCACCATCATGTGCATCATACCGGACACCAGTGCGCCCAAGACCAAGAGCCTGATGATCACTACGATGTTCCCCGAGGGGATCACAGTGAAGGGCAAGGCCACGGACGTACTGATGAGCTGGTGGGAGTTGATCCAGCAGGGAGAGGATGAGGATGAGGTGGAGATAGAGCTAGAGGGCATGACCTACCAGACCATAGGTGACATAATAGCTGAACACATGGCTGAGGAAATAGAGGATGAGGTGCTGGATGTTAAGGTGCTGAAGCTGGTTCCTAAAGACGAGGAGTAATGAGATGCCAGTGTTCGACCTGATGTTCCTAGTGCAAGCTATGATCATACTGTGCGGGATCACTACAGCTATGATGACAACGCACATGGACTACAAGGTACGAAGACTGGCGGCTCCCTTTGGGCTGCTAGCTCAACCCTTCTGGTTCTACTCTGCGTACATGACTGACAGCTGGGGTATGGTAGGACTGTGCTTCCTGTATGGAGGCCGGTGGGTGTACGTTGCCCGCAGGGATCTACGCATATATATGAATGAGCGAAAGACAGATGGGGCCTAAACCCTCATCTGTTTTTTCGATAAAAATAGAATGGCGAACCCGAGGAAGCCCACCACCCCAAAACTTTAGGGCTTCATCTTCACTCGTCGTCCGTGCTTTGCTAACATTCTGGCTCCATCTTCGAGCCGTCCAGCTATCGCACCGTTCCCCTTCTTACTTGCGCGGTAGTCATCGTTGTCCAGTAGTTCAACACTAGCCTCCTTCCACCGTCCTGCTATGATGTGTTCACGCGTGTCCTTACTCCACCCAAGGTCTCCCCTGTATGCTAGGACAATAAGTTCAGCCTGTAGGTCCTCTGGATAGGTGTCCCAGTCCTTGAAGTATCCCTTAGCCTGATCCTCGTGCGCCTTGAAGGTCTCGTCAAAGGACATATCCTGATAGTCCCCTGTCTGTCCTACGCCTGCTGTAGCTATGTTCTTGGTGTCCATATAGATACCATCCACATAGGCTTCTTCTTCAACCACGCGCTTCTCAGCGAGTGTCAGCGTACGTCCTTCCATCTGTTCTACCTTAGCTATGGCGTCCTTACCGTAGTAGGTAGCTGCTGCTAACTCTTTCTTACCTGTTAGCGTCTTCCACTTGGGAGCCGTAGGGGCCTTAGAGCTACGGTCAAAACCTGGGCTCAGACTAGCACTGGGGTTACCAGCGTAGTCGTTGCTCAGCTCAACCGTGTTCTCATCTATAGGTGCCTCTACGGCTGTGTCTTTCCCCCAGCAGGAGACTCCATAGGAGCAGTAGGTGTAGCATTGTTATCCTCCTCATCCAGCAGGGCTTCCCTCAGCATGAGGTTAAACTGCTGCCCGTACTTCTCGACAACCTCAGGTGCGAAGGTCTTATCGAACTCCTCCTTTAGCTTAACGATGTAGTCCTTACGTTGGGTCTTGGTCATACGACCCATGGCATTCTCGGTAAAGTCTTTGACCAACCTCTTGTCAGCCATCCTACTAACCACAGTACCAATGGTAGGTATCAGTGCAAGTAGCTTACCGCCAGCGCTCCCGGTCGCTGCTAAACGTACCGCGCCCTGTAGTATGTTACGGGACCGTCCGCTTCCCTCTTTAGTCGGGTCGCCTCTGGTGCCTGTCTGTCTACCACGTTGACTCCAAGCCTCAATAGCATTCCTAATCTCATCAGCCTTCTTCTTACCGAAGACTATATCCTGAGCTTCTGTATCTAGCTTGCTGAACCTAGCGTTGTACTGCTTAGTACCCACGTTCTCAACACCGTTACCAGCTGTGTTAGCTGCTACGTGATCAGTCCGCTTGGCCGCTTCCAATGCCTCAAACAACTCAGTCGCTGCGAAGTCATCCCAGTCCTTCTTACCTTGGGGAGTCTTCTCCATCTGTAGCTTAGCTGCGCGCATCTCCTTATGGTTACCCTTGGTCCTCAGCTGGTTAAGGCTCCACAGTCCAGTGTTCTCGTAAGCACCTGCTTGGTTCTTATCGGAGATCTTGGTAGTGGTCTTGTCCGCGTCCCACTTCTCGTGCATGGCACGTTTAGTTTCACGGGCTTCCTTACCCAAGCGTACAGGATGATTAGCAGGCAGCCGTGATACGTCACCAAAGCCTTCTACTACGTACTCATCTAATACTTTCTTGTAGTCCCTGATGACACCATTGGTTCCATCTGGATCTAGCTTGGACCAGTAGCTGTTAAGGTCAATGATGATGTCTTCCACCTCATCGACACTAAGAGACTTATCTGGTGCCAGTCCTTTACGCTCAAAGAGATCCTTTAGAGTGCTGTCGACAAACTTCTGCTGCTTGTCTCCAACCTTCAGGGCAGCAAACCTATCGAACAGGCCGTCACCATTGGAGCCTCCGGTATCTATCCGGACGTTCCCACCATGGGATGCTCGCCACTTGTCGTAGTTAGCGTCCACAGTGTCTAGGTCAAGCTGTCGCTCAGCCCCTAAGGTATCCTGCATACCATCACCGAGTTGGTTAGGTGTACGCTGGGAGCCCCCAGTGGACTCAGCTAGTGCCTGTGCCCTTAGGTTAATGTCAGCTTCCTGCTTGGCTTCAAAGTCAGCTACAGTGTTATCACCCTGTACGTTACGTCCAGTGTCCCTAATGTCAAACGACCCTTGGTCCTGCACAACGTCACCATAAGACTTAGTGTACCCAGCTTCATCCTGAGTACGTGCTATCTCATCAGCTACTGTCTTCTCATGCTTAGCCAAGCCAGCTTCAACGTAGTTATCACGCACGCCACCGCGACCATAGTTCTTCCAGCCATCACCTA